GTGTTCCAGAGGTTACAACAGTCGATGAACTTGATGCACTAATTGAACAAGTCAAACAAATCATAAAGTCTGGTAAAATTGTTGGGTTTACTTCTTTAGAGGTTGAAGCATTAGAAAAAGATTATGGCAACCTATGTCAGGCAATTTCTGCTGCTGGTACGATTAATAAAAATTATGGTGGTGGTGCAGATAAAGTTTATCTTACAGGTAAAGCTTGGGATGATGATGTAAAAAAGTTTCAGATAACCAAATATGGAATGAAAGATTATAATGCATCTGATTTTATAATCAAAAGAGGTACTGGCTTTCTTGGAGTATCTTTAAAGAAAAAAATATCTGCCACAACTGCAGACCCAACCTTGATCAATAAAGGTTTCTCTACCATGATACAGGGTCAAGAGTTTGATAGTGTTCGTAAAGAATTAGATCAAGCTGCAGGAGAATTTTATGTTCGTCTTATTAGAACTGCTTTAATATTTCAAAGAAGAAGACCAAAGCTTTCTGTAGACAAAGATGGAAATCCGTGGCTTGATGCGGATATGATAAAAGAGCTTGGTAATAAAGGTCAAGGTATAAATACTGGTAATTGGCAGAAGTTTGTACAAAGAATACCAAATGATCTTGTAAATTATCAATTAAAAAAATCTAGGACTTGGTTTAAACCATTAGCTGACGTTATCGTTAAAAATTCTAATCTATTTGGTACACAACTACTTCAACTTATTTTTAAAATGGATTTGCAAGATTTAAAGAAAATGAATTTTGATTTTGCTCTAGTCACAGGAATTGGTAGACAATTAGTAAAAGGCCCAGTTATTGAAAATGGTGAATATAAAAGCGTAGATACTATGATAGGGGCCCTTGACAAATTATATAGTTCTGGTAAAGTAAGAATGGTATTAGACCCAAAAAGGACTCAGGCATATGAAAAAGGTTCAACTGCAGCTCAATTGTTTTTTCAGCTGAATGTTGGAACTACACCGATTAGTGATATTACCTTGAGATACAAGGGAAACTTTAGGGCAGCACCTAACTTCTTAGCAACACCAACAAAAGAATTTAAAGAGTTATTGAAACGATGATGAAATTTTCTCAATTAAACGAAGACAAAGGTGGTAAGAATTTACACCTAGAACATCTGGAAGATGAAATCCTCAACTATGGTGTTGAGGGTGGTCGAGCTGCTATCAACTTCCTACGTTCATTAAGGGATATGCTTGCAGGTAATGCTAGGTCTTCAATTAATATGACAGTCAAGTGGGATGGTGCTCCAGCAATCTTTGCTGGTATTGACCCTGCCGATGGTAAGTTCTTTGTTGCAAAGAAATCAGTATTTAACGTCAATCCTAAATTATACAAATCAATAAAAGAGATTGACGATGATTTGTCTGGAACACTTAATTCAAAATTTAAAGTTGCTCTTAGTGAATTTTCAAAACTAGGTATCAAAGATGTGTTGCAAGGTGATCTTATGTTCACTGATGATGTTGAAACTTCAAAGATTGATGGAGTTTCATACTTTACATTTCAACCTAATACAATTGTGTACGCAGTTCCTGTTGATAGTGATATGGGTAATCAAATAAAAAGAGCAAAAATTGGTATCGTTTGGCATACAACATATACAGGTAAAGAGTTACAATCAATGAAGGCATCATTTGGTGCAAACATTAGTGGACTTAAAAAGTCTTCCTCTATATGGATGGATGATGCTACATATAAAGATGTTTCTGGTAGAGCTACAATGACTGACAAAGAAACTCAAAAGGTTACTGCATCACTTTCTAACACAGGTTCTACTTTCAAGAAAATTAATGCAGTACAACTAAAGAAGTTTCTTAATCTACAAGACAGTATGACAGGTGCAATCGCTGGTGCATCTCTCAAGACGTATAACAATAGTAAGGTTCGTGCTGGGGAAATAATTAAAAATCCAAAGCAACACGCACAGGGATATGTTAAGTGGGTTGAAATGTCAATTCAAAAACAAATTGATAAAGTTAAAAGCGACAAAGGGAAAGATAAATATACTAGTATGCAAAAAGAATATGTGAGGGAAGTAAGTAAACATACTAACAATCTAGTACAGATTATTACTTTTCAGAACTATCTAGTTGATGCAAAATCACAAATTGTAAATAAACTAAATAGTGTAAAGGGTTTGACTGATACGTTCATAAAGACCGCAAATGGGTTTAAAGTGACTAATCCAGAGGGTTATGTTGCTATTGATAGAGTTAGTGGTGGCGCGGTCAAACTTGTAGACCGCATGGAGTTTTCTTTTAATAACTTCACCGCAGTAAAGGCATGGGATAAATGAAAAATTTTAGGGATATAGTAGAAGCTAAGGGCGATGCCGCAGTATTTACTTTTGGTCGTTTTAATCCACCAACCACAGGTCACGAAAAACTTATAGCTGCTACAGCAAAACAGCAATCTAAGAACGCTGGTTCTGTGATGTACGTGTATCCTTCACACTCACAAAATCCAAAAAAAGACCCTCTACCTCATGCACTAAAGACTGCTTATATGAGGAAGATGTTTTCAAAATATAAAAGTAATATTATTGTTGGTAAAGAGCGTACAGCACTCGAAGTCGCTGTTACCCTACACAATAAAGGCCATCGCACTCTTATAATGGTTGTTGGTTCTGATAGAGTTGCTGAATTTAATAGATTACTTAATAAGTATAATGGTGTTAAATCTGCACATGGTTATTATAGTTTTGATAATATAGAAGTTCTCTCTGCTGGTGAACGTGATCCAGACTCAGAGGGTGTCAGTGGTATGTCAGCATCTAAGATGAGAGATGCAGCATCTGCTGGAGATTTTGATTCGTTTAAAACTGGTGTACCATCTAGTTTCAAAGATTCACAAAAACTCTATAATGATGTTCGTAAGAATATGGGTATTCGCGAAGAACGTGAAATGGGTGAGATGAATGACTTTGAAACACTTAGAGATATGTATCTTACAGGTAAACTTTGGAATGTTGGTGACTTAGTAGAAACCAATGATGCCGAAGGTAGAATTATTCGTAAGGGTACAAACTATGTAGCTTTTAATGATAGAACAGGTAAAGTTCACAAAGCTTGGTTACATGACATTGTAGAAAGAAACTACGCAAAAGAATATGCAAACTATCAAGGAACACCAGAACAGATTGAAAGACGTTCTTCTAGAAACAAAGCTCGTAGAGTTATGGGTGACAATGTAGTACAGGGTATGGATGTAGGACATAAAGATAATAATCCTATGAATAATGATCCTAGCAATCTAAAGAATGAAGACCCATCTGTAAATCGTAGAGAACCTAGACTTAGAGAAGTCAAGCAAGATACTGATGTTAAAGATAAGAAGGGTACACAGCCAGCTAAGTATTACGCTGGAGATATGGCCAAGTCTACTAAAGACAAAAGAGATGCTCATTTCAAAGCAAAGAAGTCAGGGCCTGCACCAGGCGATGCATCTGCTAAAACCAAACCATCAGTACACACTAAGAAGTTTAAACAGATGTATGGTGAAGCATATGGTGTTCCCGCTGATAAGTATGTAGATTCTGCAGTTGATGCATTACGCCGTAGAGTTACTTCTAAAGGTAGTAGAGAGAGTATTAGTGGTTATGCATTTGATATTTCTCGTACATACAATAAAATTAAACCTAGAGAATTAGAACGTGCATATGCTGATAAATATGGAAAATCAGAAGTTCTTAGTAAGAATGCAGATCAGGGAGATTACATTGATGACTTTGCAAAGTCAGATGCTCCACAGTTTAAAGGTAAGTCTAAAGAAAAAAGAAAGGACATGGCAATAGCTGCATACCTTTCGAAGAATGAGTCTGTATTGGACTTAACCTTAGAAACATTAAATGAAGATGGTCACACGGATGTTGCATCTATGAAGACTAAAGTGCAGGTTGCAATGTCTGCACTACAAAAGATGCAGACAGAGTTGAGTAAACTTGGTGATGAAGCTGATCTTCCTACATGGTGGACAAATAAAGTTGCTACTGCAGTATCTCGTATTGACGATATGGCAGATTACTTAGATGTAAAAGTAGAAGGTCTTTGGGATAATATCAGAAAGAAGAAAGCTAGAATTAAATCTGGTTCTGGTGAAAAGATGAGAAAAGTAGGAGACAAAGGTGCGCCTACTCCAGCACAATTAAAGAGAGCAAATGAAGAAGCTCCAATTAATGAAAAGATCGAAGGTTTAGTAAACAAAGCAGAAAAGTCTGGTATGCCATATGG